GGCATCCATTCCGTTTATCCTGCAGTATTGTTCTTGACTTATTCTGTAACCACTTGTGAAAATGTTTTCGTACTCTTTCCACATAGCATCGCCTTCAATAAATCCGCTCAAGATTAGTCTGTACTTATTTTGAGTATCAGGGTCTGACTTTAGTTGTAGGAATGATTCTGCAAGTAAAACTAAATCGTGGTGATGCGTTACTGAACCTGACCAACCTATTTGAATGTGGTCGGTTTTCATTCGCTTTACTTTTAGGTCAGGTTTGAATTGGTCCTGACTAAAGTCGATTGCATTTGGTATGACATGAACATTTTTATTCAAAGGACTCACCATGTTTGCAAGGTGTTCAGTCGTTACCATTACTGCATTTGCTTGCTGCAAGTTGTAGGTAATCTGTTGAGCGGTCTTTTTGTTAACCCAATCTTTTTTAAGGGGGTGATTATGCGGCAACACCCATGTATCATCCCTATCAATTATAACAGGGATTCCAATTCGTTTAAGTTGTTTCCAGAGTATTTCCTGAAAACCCATTTTCGATACAACCGAACTTGAAATGATTAAATCGAATTGATGAAAGAATGAGTCGGGCAAATGGTCAATGATGTGAGCAGTTGTTATCTCGACTTCCTCAGATTCGTTTAGCTTTCCATGTGGAATAAGTAGACGGTGATATTCGACTCCGCTTATTTTCTTGTCACAAACTTGAAGTATTTTCATTTTTCAAAAACTATTTGTTCATGCCCTAATTTCCATTGTGAATATTCAACTAACAATAATCCACACCGCCCTGCCATTGTTAATACATGGTCGAGTGAATAAATCCAAATATGTTCAGTTTCGTGAAATTGCTTTTCATCCATAACATCAGGTTCAAACATTATCGGTGCTTGAATAATTAGCCTCCCACCTTCGCAAAGTAATCGGTGGCACTCTTTTAAAAATGCCATGCCGTCCTCAACGTGTTCGAATACGTCTAAAGCTATGATGTTTGAGAATGTTTCAGGCTGCCAATCTTTTGTAATCTCGGGAAAGAAACCGAAATGAAGTTTAGCCGATTGTGCCAAATGTTGAATATCATTTTTGTAAACTTCATCAACCTCGATTCCATGTGTTTGAAAACTTTCAGATAATTCACCTAAAAGAATACCAGGAGCGCAAGCTATTTCTAAAATAGTTTTAGGTTCAATATTGGTTAATGCTTCTTTTACAAGTTCATTCTTTTCTCTTACGTTGTTCACTTGCTCAAAGATAGTTGAATGACTTTGTTTTGCGCTCCAATATTCATCTAAGTAAATATCTTCAGGCTTTTTGAAGTAGTTTGACTTGTAACTACCTTCAGGTGTTTTGGTATAGTGGGTTCTCATTTTAAAAATTGATTAAGTGCATATTCAAATCCTTCTTGATTAAATATGTCAAATGCTTTGCCCCCACATGGAATTACGTTAGGGCATCCGAAATAAGTTTCTAAGATTCTATTTGATTTTAGTTGTTCAGCAATTGCAAAGTTCATTGATTGATTGCCAATAAATACTTTACAATTGTTAATTAAGTCTGCTAATTCGTAAAAGTTTGATACCTCCTGATATTGTAAGTTCTTGACCATTTTACTCATTAAATGAAATTCGTGTTCAGTTCCCACAAAGTACTTAGGGTTTTTATATTGATTAAGTATTGAATAATCTATTTGTCCATTCTGATAGCGTTCAGTTCTATTTATGACAATTGTTTCATTCAATATTCTTGATAGCTTTATCTCGATTGTTGGTTGAATTAAATCACAAGTCAATTCAGGGAACGCCTGAAAGTACCACCTCGATATATTGCCCGCTCCTAAGTTCAAACCGATTGTTCTGAACTTGTCTAAGTTATAATCTATTTTTTGGCCGTTGTAGATTAACACATCTTCAATAAAATTAGTTGCTAATAACAATGGCTTGAGCATTGTAGCCATGTACTTATTCAACATCACGTTTCCTAATGGGTGAACGAACCCTTGAACATAGTTAGCAGGTTGATCTATGTGTAAGTAAAGTATTGCCTTATCATTTGCATTATAGCAGGCTTGACGTATTGCAGGCAAGCTATACAGAATGTCACCTGCGTTTCCTGAATGTTTTAACTTTAGCATTTTGTTTTATTGGGGGTTTAAAATTATCGAATGGCAAAAAAACTACTCGTAATAGTTCTCTAATGCAAGACTGGCAAGATAGGTTTCTTGGTGGCGGTCCATGCAATCTCGCATAAGCATCTTTTACTATCTCGTAATCAATGTTGGTAAATTCGCTGTAATGGTGTTCTTTGTAAGTTTCCCACTTACCTTTTAAAGGTAGCAGGATATTGTATATTTCTTCTGTCATGGTCTGTTTAAGTAATAATAAAGATAAGCCGAACTAAAGCCGTATAAGATAACTTTTAATAGATTAATATTAAAATATGCAGCCAATACACACCCGAACCAAAAGGATAGGCAATAACCACAAGAAAAGGGTTTAATCGGGTATATCTTGAATAACCTTTGACTCCATTCAATCATTAACTCAGATATTACATATCCACTCGACACGCTCATTAAGCATATCATTATAAAGTTTATCATTTTTTATTTTTATTTTATCTATCGCTAATCTAATTGCGTGCCTTACTGATTCGTATTTAATACCGACTTCCCTTGATACGTCACGATAGTTTCCAAATTTGATGTAAAGTTTTAAAAGTTCCTTTTCGTAAAAGTCTAAGCATTCAATTTCACTTTCAATTGATTCAATAAGCTGTTTAAATTTACTTTCAAAGCCTTCATTGATGTTAGTTACCTCTTTTATCTTTGCTTCGCTTAAATCATATCTATCGTCGTTGTGATGGTACTTATGGTAGAATGGTGACGTCTTTGAGTTGAATGAGTTTGACGCTATCCGAATAAATAACCATTTCAAATAACCTTCTACACTTGCTTTGATTACTTTTTCATCATCCATTTCCAGGAATACCATGATAGTTTCGTGGAATAAATCTTCGCAAAGTGAAGGAGGCGCAATATTCTGACAAACTTTTTTAAATTGTTTATCTCGATACAACGCCTCTATTATTTGCTTTTTATTCACTAATTAAGATTAACCCTCCCATTCAATTAAGCGAGTTTCGATAGTTTCAATTCCTTTTGCCTTCATAAATTTAATGTACTTTTCTGATTCTACTTCAATTAAATGATAAGTTATGTTTCCATTGTCATAACAATTTACCCATGCTTGGAACTTTTTTGCTTTGGGGATTAGGAATAGGTCAAATTCAGATTCTTCTCTTATAAATTTCCATGAGCCATCATCCTTAAATGTTTCAATACAACCATCAACTAATGCAGTAATTTTAACGACATTCAATGCAGTTGGATAATAAACTATTTGCTCAGGTTTTCTCCCATCCCTACAAACCGCTTCATATTCTCCTGATTGGTACTTTTCCCAATCGAATGGGATTCTTTTTTTTTCTGTGTTCATGTTTTTATTGTTTGGGTTTAATTACTTAATCTTTTCAATTGCCTTCAAAATTGCCTTCTCAGCTATCAAACGTGCATTGTCACGTCCTAATTTGTCGATATGTTTACGTTTAGTATAGATGCAGAATTGCACCACTCTTTCTTCGGGGGGTTTAGCTTGCCCCCCTCTTTTGCGTATTGTCATGTTTAGTTATTTATTACACTTACAACAGTTCTTTTCACTCCATATTCTTTTACAGAATATCCAACTTCTTGTTTATCAAAATTAAATCCGTATGATTTTCCTGTTTTCCAAATAGTAGCAAAAGTTAAATTATTTGCTATCATTACTTTTTGTGCGTCTGCAATTGTTTCATTTAAAGTTGTCATTGTTTCGTTGTTTGGTGATACAAATGTAATAGAAGTTTTGATTTATTTCGTTTATTTTATTTGAATATTTGCAACGTGCAATAAATCAGGCTTTTAAAATTCATTCAACTCTTTTAATCTCTTATTTTCAGCTGCTAATTCGATAAGTAAGTTTTCAACTTCATCCAGCCTGACTTGCAACCTTAGATTCTTTTGTTCGTAAATTACCTGAATACCCATTGATTGAGTTGCTAAGTTGTAAGCTTCGTATAATTTAGCCAATTTTGCCCGCTTTTCTTGCCTTAGTGAGTCTTTTGCTATTAAGTTGATACTTTGTTCAGCTTCGAGAATAAACGTGCTTAAAATGGCGTTTAAATTAAATATAGGGCTTTCTTGCTTTTTATTCAAGTAAGGACGCAAAGTTGAGATGAACTCGAACCACTTTTGATTTGCTTGGATTTCTTCTAATTCTTTCATGTTAAAATGGTGCTTGTTCTATTGGTTGTATATCGTTGTTTGATTGCTCTTTTAATTCGGTTATTCCGTTAAATGGTGTTGGCAAGTAAAGCCTTTCACCTCTGTTTTCATAGTAGCAGTTTTGCCATACATCAAAGCTAAGTTTGCAAATTCCTTTTTTACCCTCCGCTCTTTTCTTCAATTTCTTGATGTGAATTTCTGCTACATTCGACTGCCTCCAACCCTCTGCGTGTTCTTCGTATTCTCGGTGTATTAATAGCATATTCATAGCTTTAGCATACCAAGCATAACCTCCGTCTATTTCATCAACTCTTGCAGGTTTTGGGAACTCGTCACCTTTTACAATTTGCGGGTTTCTTGCGTGTGCAATTACGAACCCATGATAATTGAACTTTTTAGCGTGTCGATTCCATTTTACTAAGTTTCTTTTTAGGTATTCGCTTATCATGTTACTTTCTGCATGGTCTAAATCATTCCAATTATCTGCACTCGATGAAAATATGTCGTAATCTTTTATAGCTTCCTCAGTCAATTCTAACCATGAATCTAAGTTGAATTCCTTTTCATCAAGTTCTACAACCTTAAACATATCTTTAACGTAAGGAATAACATTATAAAGTTCCTTTTCGGTTATCTTGTAATTTAATGAATAGGTTAAAAAACTTTTACCAGTTAGGCATGAAATTATTTCCATGTAAATTTCGTCAACGTCACCTGTTTCAGGCGAATAGATTAAGGCTTTTTTATTGTGTTTAGTAGCTAATCCGCAAAGTATTTGAATAAGTAGTTGAGATTTACCGTCTGTTGGTCGTCCGTAAATTATTGATGTTCTTTTTTCTTTGAATGAAATTAACTCGTCTAATGCAGGGAAACCAATTTTAAATCCTGCTTGTTGTCCGTTTTTTTGATTCCAAAATATCTTATCTTGAATCTTAGAATCTAATTCAATTATTTTAGCCATTACCAAATAATTACTTTTTGTTTAGGTTTCTCAATTGTTTCAGGTTTATCAACCCTACCAATCCAACCTCCAATAGCATGAGATAAACTTTTCATTTTATCTTTGCCAATTTTCCAACCTTTAGAGCAATAGAAGTTATAAAACTTTTCAGCTTCTTTTCTTGCAAATGAATCTGTCCAATTAAATGCGGTCTTATCTAAAAATAATTTTTCACAATCTTCTAAAGTAGTCTTTGATATATCCTTTATTACATTATCATTTACATTAACACTTACATTGACAGCTTCGTTTGCTTCGTTTTGCTTCGAGTTTGAAGCATTTGCTTCGTTTTGCTTCGTTTTGCTTCGTCTTGCTTCACCTGATTTAATACCTCCTAAACGTCCTGATTCTGTGCGCTTTGGTTTAATTTCAGTTTCCCATTTTTCTAAATCCCTTTTAAGTTGTTGCTTGATTGGTTCAAATGTTAACTCAATTATTAAATCATTTGTTGTAGGGTTTAAGTCATTTACATAAGCTAAAATGTGCTTAAAAAGTTCACCCGCTTTATCGTTTGGCATTTTCTCAATTGTGTGTATTAAGTCACAATACAGCACAAAACTTTTCTTTCCTGATGCCATGACTAATCCTCCAAAAATGAAATCTGTTTTCTTAATTCCTTTGCAAGTTTTGCGGCTGTGTATTTATCTAAAAAAATAGATTCGCTGTTTTTGTGTGGTGAACTATTATTTTTAATTACGATAAAAATAGAATTAGCAACATTTTTAATTGTTAATTCTGCATCTGTTTCTTCGTTTCTAACAGATGATAAAAATTTAATTTCTACTGCCATAAATTTGTAAATCAATTTCGCATTGATTAAGCGTTGTAAATAAAAAAGCCCATCAGCGTAGGAGTGCATCAGGGCTTTTAAAGTTTGCTTTAAAAATAAACAATTAGAACTCCTACCCTCTAATTGCTCAATACAATATTACTAATTATCTACCTTAGTTTTTTCAGAAGTTTTTAACAATGACTCCATGCGGTCTAACTTGCGTTTATAGTGCATTGCAAATAAATCAACTGCTATATCTGTTTTAAACAATTCAGCATAAGTTAATT